TTGTTTCAATGTAGAAATCAAAATCAACAATATAGAAATCAGGGCTGTACATTCGTACAGTTGGCTGAAAGGGGATCTTAACACTTTCATAGTTAAACTTAACCCCCTGTTGGTTTAAAGTTCTTGCAAACCCTGCTTCAAAATTAGATCTGAACTTCATGGTGATTTTCTAGATCTTTAAATTTTTTAGTAAAAAAAGTACGTGCTTTACTGTCTAGGGTTGTAAGAATTAAATTAAAACTTCTTATAGGATAAATAACAAGAGTAGCGTTACGCAGAACATCAAACACTCCTTTAAAATCTTCAGACACTATTTGTCTGTATTTGGTATCAAAATCTACGTTTTTCCATTCCCCTGACGAATTCATATTATTTCTAAACCTTATTGGTAATCCATGTTTTTGATCTCTAAGAGATAGTGTCAGGGGAGCAACAGAATCTTTCTTAATGGTATCAAAGTATACAAATTTAGCGAGTGGATTGTACGTCACATCAATTTCTGATACTCTTTCTGAAAGGTACAGAGGCATTAAAGTTCTTCTGTAACAAGCTTAGAGTACCATACAAGAGGTCTTCTCTTTCTGTTCAAAGAAACTTTACGATGAAGTACAGCTTTAGGCCAACAATGTTTCTTGTATCCGCAGAAACTACAGTCTTTGCCTAGCAATCTATTTCCAGTAGGCTTAATGGATTTGTCTGTATCTTTGTACGTTTCTGGAACGTCTTCAAATTCTCTAGTGAAAGGTTTATCCGCTAGAATATTTTCTATACTTATTTTTGCAGCGTCCAATGCTTGTTCTTTATCTTCATCCTGGACATCTGGAGCTTCACATACAGCCCATTCTCCAGTTGACTTATTTATGGCTATCCAACCACCAAAATCACTTCCTGATGCTTCTGAGTACAGATAACCTTGTGTTATGTATCCAAAGGGATCATTCTCTTTTACAAGTTCGTAGCCTCCGTTGGCACCAAACTTAGATGAAAATGCGGCAGGTGACGTACTTTTTATATCATAAATCTTATCGTTTATTTTTACATCGTACGTACCGTTCATTGTCATATCTGCAATGTCTAGTTCTACTCCCTTCTGTTCGTCTTGTATCTCTACACCAGATGCTTTCATAACTGCAATTGCTACAGCTTCTATTAAGTCACCTAGAAGAAACTTCATTATTAACGTGTAGTCATTTTCTGATTTTACGTCTGGGTTTTTATCTAGTTTCTGTTGGCACAGAGGCCGTCCTATACCAGACATACGAATACGGTAAGAGTTCTCCCTTGTTGAGAACTGCTTCTCCAGTGCATTTCCACAAGCCTCTTTGAACTCTTCAATGAGGTGAGGGGGCATTGTAACCCCCTCGCCGTCACTGTTCAGAGCCTCGTGAAGAAACACCTGTACTTTAGTTAGAATATCAGCAGACATATTGGAGCAACTATGTGCCTACTGCTAGTTCTGCCTCAACGTCTAGTTCGTCTTGAACGTCCAGAAGCTTCTTAGCGTCCTTGTGTTCCTTCAAAACATAGGCGTTGTATTTATTAACGTCATCAGCAAAACTAGATAGTATATTGATGTCGTCTTCTCCGAAATGAGGCTCACCTGTTTCAGTTACCTTTGCTTGGAAGTAAGTAACTGAACCACGTTGCATACGCTCTGTCGCAAGTTTAACAGACGTTTTCAACATGATCTTCTTATGGTCGGTAAGACCTTTAATAAAATCAGAAACTGGAATAAAAGAAGCTCCCCTGACAGTCCACATGAAAGGTGTACCTGCCATGTCAACAGTCTTTTTAGGAGAATCTGCTTTGTACGCTTTTCCAGATTCTATTACGCCGTAGATAGTTTGGGCGCATCGGATAGATTTCTGCAAGGCCTTTTCAATAGAGTTGTCTCCAAGAGATTCTATTTCTTCACGGCCTAGCTTACCACATTTCAATCCACCTGTAGTGTCTGGAAATGCGTCCTTCAAGGAAGGTTTTAATACAGTCCTATTAGAAAATCTGTTTTCAGATTGGTCATAGACACTGTAACCAAACATACGTAGAAACAAACGTACGGTTGGATTATTGATGTAGTACGTAGAATTATCAATCCACAGACGATACTTACCGCGAGGTATTGAATTGCCCTCGCTGTCATCGCTACTCTGTTCGATTGATAAGCGCGGAATACGATCCGCCTGAGAAAAATCGTCTTGGCCTGTAGCCTTGGCGAGTTTTTCAAATTCCTGGTCGTTAATATTATCTGGAATTACGATAACATTATCTTCAGGTAGTGCTAGATTAGTCATATATTATACCTCCTCTAATTCTAGCCAGTTAGGGCCTATCTTTAATTCTACTTCGATAGGCATGTCCAAGTCAATACTAAATCTTTCTTTACATTCATCTTTCAAACTTAACATTGACTCTCGTAAAAGATTTATTGCCTCTGTCTTTTCCTCTTGAGGTACATCTAATACTATCGAGTCATGGACGGTATTTATTATTTTACACCTCATATCAGACTTGTCAAGTCTTTTTTTCAGTACAATCAGAGCCAAAGGCAAAAGATCAGCAGTAGCAAAGCCTTGCACAGGATAATTTTTTATGGCGGTAGCTCCTGTCACCCCTCCATAAGACGTAAATTGTGCGTAGGGAAAGCTGTACTCTCGTCCAGAAGGAAGCTTAATCTTTTTAGTAGTTACTGCTTCCGTCTGTAGTTCTCCATGCCACTCTGTAACTCCTTGATACTTAGTTCTAAAAGCAGCGTAATATCTCATTTCATTTTCTGTACCGAAAGTACCACCGTACAGAGGCTTAAAGGTGTGTGCCTTTGCCTGTTGTCTGGACACTCCAATTACCTTGGCAGTGTAGGAATGCACATCTAAGTTATTTTTTACGTCTTCATAGATTTGTTTGTCTTTAGCTAGAAACCCTGCAACTCTAAATTCTAATTGTTTGTAATCACCTTCAAGGATTAATCCATCTGTAAATCTGGAAACAATTACTTTACGTACAGGAAATGTACCACCTCTAGGCATGTTCTGAAAGTTAGGGTTTCTGGAAGACAACCTTCCAGTTGATGTCACACACTGCATAAAGGAAGGGTGTATAAAATAGTTTTCATCTTTTCCTTTGTCTATACCCTCTACAAATGTATTGAGGTACGTTCTTATTTTAGAGTACCTAGTATATTTCTCTACGAACTCCTTGGCTTGACCGCTGAACTCTGACATCCGTTCTTCTAAAGTTGCCTGATCAGTCTTGAACCCTGCAGCATTTACATCTCTAGGATCTCTAGGACGAATTTTCAGCCCTGCTACTTGTGGAAGTTCAGTGTACAGAACACCCTGCCCCTTACATTTTTTACAGGATCTTTGGTTAGCTGATTGAGATCCATCTTTCTTTACAAAATAATCTTTTCCTACACCTCTACAATCTGGACACTGCTTGCCTAGCGTTTTTTTCTGTGCAGGTGCTAAGTTTTTTACATGCTCAGAGAATATTCTTCCTGTCATTTTTGGTTTGCGTTTAGGTTTCTTAGCGTTTCCTCTGAATTCATAGCCTATGTTAAATATTCTTTTCCATTCTTTTTTATTTGTCACTTTTCTTGAATACAGAAGAAGACTTCTATCGTCTGGGCTGTCGAGATTAATTGGTGTGTCGCCCATAACATCTTGAATAATAAGGTTTAAATCATTTTCTAGAGAAGCCGATTCTCTTTCATAATCATGTTTAAGAGTGTCTAGAGTTTCTTGACATACTTTTAGCCCTGCACGTTCTATGTCGATAAGAACGTCAGTGAACTCCATACTCATTTTAAGCACTGGCAAGAGAGACATGAACGTTTCCTTCCACGTATTTTTCCCAAGACATCACACCAAAGTCCTCTAGTTGTGCTTGTGCTAACATTCCAGTAATGTCAACGTCCGTTTTTCCGTATTCTTCTACTACGTCCCAAGGTATAGCTTCGTACGACAGTCCTTCTTTAAGGTACGGATCTATTTTATCTCTACTTTTTCCAGGAATACCCCGTCTTCTGCAGCACTCATCAAGTGTAAGAGATTTTTTTTGTCCTCGTTGAAGTATATACTCTGCTACCATAGTATCGAATAGCTTTCCTCTGTACTCAATACCACATTCTCTAAGCCATCCTAGATCGAACTTTATATTATGACCTATTAGTATGTCGGTTTTATCGAGGGCAGACTGAAGAGTATTAAATGCATTAGGCGTAGGCTCTCTACCTTCGTGATAAAAAAATAAGTATCTACTGTCGTAAGTATTAAAAGACTTACTGTTGTACCCTACAGATACTATTTGTTGTCCGAAAAAGGGAGAAGTAATTGTTTTTTTGTCGTCGTCCAGTTGCATTGTAGTTTCAATGTCAACAACTGTATTTACTACGTTCATATGTACACTCCTCTTTCACCGTCTAGCATCATTACAAGTGATCCATGCCATCCGTTGATTTTATTTTTTGAAAACTTAACTGTCCTAAAATCTTCTTCTTCAGCTAAACCTATTCCTAGAATAATGTCAGCTTCCCCTGCCTTTCCAGTACGAGAGTTGTCGAGCATAGAGTAGTTTATCTCATGCCGCCCCTCTGCTTCAAAGGACGCTTGGGATATTGCCCATGTAGCTATGTCGTTATGCTTAGCTATCTCTCTGGTTCTGCAGTACAGTTCCTTTAAACGCTCATCACCACGAGTAAACTCACCTTCTATACGTACTTTGTCAAGCTGATCCATAAAAGCTATGTCAACAGAATTTCTAGATACGTAGTCATCTATTTCTCTTATCGATGTACCTACAGATTCTATCACTGTAAGATAAGGCTTGATCTCCTTTTCAAAGACAGGACGTATAGTATCTATGTTTTCGCGCATCTCCAGTAGATTCATGTTGAAATAGGACTGCAGTATTCTTAGCTTTACACGATGTGCTGGTTCTTCATTGGCCCATTAAGCTATAGAGTGTCCCTCTTTTACGTACTCAGAGGTGAGCCAGCAACTAAACGTTGTCTTTCCTACCTCTGGTCTGGCAAATATGATGCCAAAGTTACCTCTGTTAATTCCAGGAATGTGTTCTAGCACACGCCCAGGAAATTTAAATTCTGCAGGTGCAGTAGCTCTTTCAATTAATTCGTCTACTCCAGCCTCTACGATAGAATA